GCTCCCTCATCAAATTGTTATCAACAGCCGCCTGTTGATCGCTAGTTTGATTTGCAAAATAGGCTTTACGCTCTTCTGCAATTTCGACGGGTATTTTGGCTAGCAGTAATCCACCTACTGCGACAACACCTGCTTGCTTACCTTCTTCAATAGTAGGGGCATCAAAGTCTCCAAGTTCTTCAAGTCTAACAAGTTCGTAACCTTCACGAATACGTGACGATACGTTTTTCTTGTCTTCTTGACCCATGATTTCAGCACGTATCCAACGATACTGGAATCCATCAGGTGCTTGGGGTGCGTCTAATCTAGATGGTGGTCGCCATGGCTGCCTTTTGGCAGTCTTATCTCTAGTTTGAGATGAGCGTGAGGTTCTTGTTTCTTTTGTCATATTGCTACTCCTTCACGTACTTAGCATATTCTTCTAATGGCACACCAAGTTTTTTAGCTATCGCTACTTGTGACGGTGTGAGTCTCACAGTGCGTTTTCCTTGTTTGGAAATAGACTTTACCGCAGGTGCTACTGTTTGGTCAACAGTTTTCTTGCTTTTTTCTACTGCAAACTTTTGCGGAAATTGTTCTCTCATTTTACGATCTACTTCTTCATAGTAATCGTCTGATTTAGGGTCAAAACCTTGTTCTTCCACTAATTTACGGTGTACGGCAAATGCGGTGTAAGTCATAGCCTCATCTTGCCCAAACCATTCATTTTTTGATGCCCAAGATTGAGCTTTAGCATCAGGTTGTGGCGGAGGCGCTGGTTGTTCTTGGTAGTAATTTTGCTCCGGCGGTCTGGTTGCTTGTTGTTGTTGAAACTGTTGGGCTTGATACTCAAGCTGTTCTTTTTGAATTTTAGCTCGTTCAGAATCTAAAGTAGCTCTGGCCAAAATACTTTGTGCATCAGCTTGTGCGTTTACATCACCTTCTTCAATTGCTTTTTTTAGTCTTAGTTTCGCTTCTTCTACTTGAGACACCGAAGCGGTTTCCATTGAATTTACGTATTGGTGATTAACATCAGTTAAGTTTTTTTCTAACTGGTGTGCTTTACCTTGTAGTCCTTGCGCATACTTTAAGGCTGCGTCTTCTCTACGTTCTGACTCACGAAGTTTGCCAACAAGTTTAGAAATTCTTTTATTAACCTTGTCACTATACGCTTCGTGTTCACCTTTGTCCGTTGACTCTGGATCGTCTGCGGTTGTCTCGACTACAGGCTGAGCCTGTTCGGTAACAACTTCAGTTTCTTCTACGCTATTTACTTTTGATTCTTCTAGTTCTACATCAACGGATTCACCGCTGGTGTCGATGTCGACGAGTTTTTCGTCTTGTATGTGTTCTGCCTCTGGCATGGTTCTTGTCTCCATGGTTAATTATTGCAAGATGACCTACATATGTAATATGTCTGTCGGGTCCTGTATTATAGCAAGTATTTCATCATCATTCAAGAGCCTTAAATCGCCTCCGTCAATCTTTAATCTCGAACCTGCATAACGAGCAAAGATTACCCAATCACCTTGTTTACACCAAGGACCTTCAGGGAATTTAGTAGTATCACCATAGGCATCTGGACCAGTAGCCAAAACATAACCGCAAACCGTTGCTAACTGCTCTCTTTCGCGAGTCGCATCAGCTAATATAATGCCGCCTTTACTTTTTTCAGCACCTAAATATGGCAGAATTAAAACACGCCAACCAGTCGGTTTAGGTAGTTTTGCTGCAATAGTGTCATCGATATTGTTGGGGTCAATATACTTAGATTCGCGTTTTCCGTATAATTTTTCTACTTCTTTTTGTTTTTGTTCTATTTCAGCAGCTGTTAATTCTTTTTCTTTTTTAATTTTTTCTTTTTTTCGAGCTTTCGCTACGTGCGTGGGTAATATTAAATCACTCATCGTTGTTTTCTCCTTGTTTCATTATATCTTGAATCTCACCTTCTAGTTCTTCTAAGGCACGAAAACGACCAATCATTTTATCATAATCAAAAGATTCCGCAGTTCTCCCTTGCATGACATAGTCAGTCGTTTGTTGTTTTTTGTCGCGAATGATACGAAGTATCTTATCGCTAAACCATATTCCGTCCATATAACTTTATAGTGTCGATCTTATTTGTCTGTATTTTTCTAATATACCACTTATTCCTGAATGTGCAACATCATCATCACCCATGTACATAATACTTATTGGCTCGTCCACAAAACCCGTCATGCCACCGTTATCATAACCTATACGTCCGCCGTTAGCCGCAGTTTGATAAGGCACAAAAGGACCGGGATTGGGAAAAGGCATTGGCATAGGCATCGGCCCATAAAAAGGAGGGGGTACAGGATTTTGTACTTGTGCAGGTGCCGTATATAAATCTGCTAATGATTGATTTGCGTTGGTAGGAGCACCTATGTTTTGTAAATAATCCATGTAACCGCTGTTATCAAAACCAGTAGGGTTATACATAGCAGGGTAAGAATTATTGTAAGTTAAATTATATGGATCAGCAGGGAGTTTTTTAAGATTTTTACCAAGATTTCCACCTGTGCCGCCTGTGCCGTCTATACTCTCTCCTGTTACTGGATCATATGCGTAATACGGTTGTGTAGCGGTTGGTCCTTGGTTGTCTCTTACTGGTTGACCATCAGGGCCGACTTCTTGACCTTGAGCATTGGTTTTTACATTAAAAGTAGTTTGAAGTCCCGGATCCATACCAAGAAAATTTTGCACTAAACCAGTAACACCGGGAAGACCATAATTAGATAAAAAACTATCTGTGCCAATAGCATTTAAAGTACCAACAACATTACCATCTAAAGAAAGATCTGTTTTCATGTCTCCAAATAAGCCTTTATAAGTTTTGGCTTTCATGGCTTTAATTTGTGCAGCAGTAAAACCAGCTGCTTTTAATTTTTCCATGGTTTGTTTGGCACTCATTAGGCCTACGTTTTGGTTTTTATTGGGACTTACTTTAGTTGGATCAATGGCACCAGTTAACGGATCAACTATACCCAACATTTTGTTAGATAATAGCTGTCGGTCACGTTCTATTTCAGCGCGTTCTTTTTCGGCCTCAAACGCGTCCTCTGCTGCTTTTAATTCTTTTGCTTTTATAGCGTCAGCAATTTCTTTATCTTTTTTCTTTTGTGCTGCAGTTTTAGCTTTTTCTCTCTCTTCGTTTGCTTTGTCAACAGCGTCTTTAATCGAGAGACCCTCGTCAGTCGTTACCGCAGCTGCTAGTGCTGCGGTGCTCGCTGCGGTCGGTGTAGTGGCGTCAGGATTACCCGATAAAGGACCACTACCTGCTACAGCTGCTCCCCCTAAATCCATACCAAAATTTTCACCTGCGTTTGCATTGCCAAAACCACCAGCAGTGCCACCGGGACCGGAACCTCGTCGACCACCTCCCGGGCCTTTGCCAGAGCCACCACTATCATTATAATTTGGAATACCACCCGGACCTTCGTGCGGCGGGTTACTGTCATAGAGATCTAATTTTTTTAAAATAGCTGCTTCGGGTTCAGTAATGTAAGCTAATTTAACTTTGTGCTCACCTGCACCATAAAATTTGGGTACTTTGGTTTTTAATAAATTTTCAGTAATGCCAAAACGACGTTGTTCGTTTTCTGTCATTGTTTTAGCCATTACCTACCGCCCCCGTTAAAAGGTTTAGTAACTTCAGCAATGGTGTCTTTAACATTTTCTGTCATCTTTAAGGCCTTGTCCATCATCTTCGATTGACTATCACGTTCAAGTTTTTCTGCACCAATAGCCGAACGAATAGCCAAGGCATCTTTTTGTTGTTCAATACGTTCTTTGTCCGTAGTTTTTCTATCTTTAGCTTTTTTCTTCTCTAAATCTAGTTTTTCTTCAGCTTCTTTTGCTTTACGTTCCTGTTCGGTCATACGTAAGTTAAGCTCTTCTTTTTTAATCTCCACTAGTGGGTCTTGCATCGAATCTTTCATAACTGCTTCTAGTTCTGCCACAAACTCAGCAATCAAATCAGACTCACGTTCAGCTACTCTACTTTGCATGTCCATTTGCATTTGTTGTTGCATCATTTGTTGTTGCTCTGGTGGCATTTGCATCATCTGTTGTTGTACTTCTGATTGCACTTCTTCTTGTGCTTTGATGGAGATATGTTGCATAATGTGCGCTTGTATATTAGCCATAACCTGTGGACTACCTTTAACTACCGTACTATTCATTAGTGCAAAATGCGCCTCAATATGCGCATCGTGGTTTTGACCTTGAAAGGCTTGTGACGGAACACCAGCTAACATTTCCGCATTTTCTGTTGCTGGATCTTTAGGTTGTGGTTGTGGCGGTGGTGGTAATACTGCTTCAATATTTTGTACCCCCATAGCTTCATACATACGACGATAGGCTTCGTGTAGGTTATGCATCTGTGGGTTGCTTTGTGCGAGTTGTAGTTGTTGTTGAGCTAAAGTTACGCGTTGCGTAATAGAAAAAATGTTAGGGTCAGATACTGGAATAACATCAATCCGAGCGTCAAAGTCTTGTGCTTTAACTGCTTGGTTACCACCCACAACTTGATACGGATATACTGGTGGTAAAGTTTCTGCAAACAACGTAGCAAGTAATTTAAACTCTTTACCTTGTGCCATGTGCATTCTTTTGTGAATCGCCGACATAACTTTCATGCCGCGTTCAAGTAATGCCATGGTAGTACCAACTGGATTAACTTCGTTACCTTCGCCAAGTTTCATATCTGCAACCGCAGCAAATGATTTACCACTCTCGATTACAAAACCTAATAATTGAAATAAAGTTTGTGAAGGTTCTTTATAAGGTAGTGGTACTAATGAGTTTCTGATTTCACCTGCGGGAGCATCAACGTCTCTAAATTCACCGGGAACTAAAGGTTGGTCGTCATCACGAATACGTAGCCCTCTAGCTTTGAACCCTGCTGGTAAATTGGCGAGAGTTCCGGCGTCGATAAGCTGTCGTAGTATAGAGGTGGCGGATTTTGAGAGACCACCGAGCATATGAATAAGGCCAAAGCCATAAAAACCAAGGCCGGGCAAAAATTTGTAATGCACGAAATATTGTTTTTTAATTTTAAGTGGGTCAGTTTCATTCCAGTTTCTTCTAATTGATAGTACTTCTCCTGAAGTCTCTTCAATAGTTACAATATACGGTAAACTAATACCAGTCTCTTCGCCTGCCTCATTGGCATCCTCATAGCCCGGTAGATCTAAGTCCACGTGCATTTCTAGTAAGGTGTGAATATCATCTTTGTTGTAAACTTTTCTTTTGCCATCTAATTGATCTATCTTATCTTGTACTACACTTGGATCATCTTCGGCAGGTTCACCTATTTCAATATCACGATAGAAACCCGACACTTGAAATTTACGTAAAGCATTACCCATCATTTTAACCACGTGTGTCATCCGTGTACACGTCATTAAATCAGTCGCTTCATACGGCACTACTAAATCTTCTGATGATACAAACTTAGACACAGGTCGTCCTAGGGTGTTGTCAAAATAAATTTTACGGAACGCCGAACCCGAGAGGGGGAGATGAAAAAGCATTTGATCAAGTTCGGGTTCGTATTCCTCCATGACATGCGTCAGTTGGTAATTCATAAATTCTTTAACGCGATTTGCTTGAGCGTCGACTTGGGGATTAGTGGCACCCATAACTTGAGTTTTTACCGGACCACCTGCAGGAAATAATTCTTTATAAGATTGTGCTTGAAACTGTGTAACTGATTCAGCTAATAGGGGGTGGCTTACACCAGATGAACCCGGAAATGGTTCCGTACGATCTTCGGAAGTTAAACCTAGTAAGCCTAAACCTTCAGCATAAGTAGAAGACCAATCAGCACGAGCATCTTTGTCGCCTTCGTAGGCTTCTAGTAAATCAGTAGCAATACTATCTAAATCACCGTCACTTAAAAACTCAGCTAAGTTTTCGGTATGACCTTCTGCCATTTGTACATCAGAACCAAAATTAATCGTAGCACCACCGTCAGCATCTAGTTGTGGGTCACCGTCCGTGACCTCAACATCAGCTGCGTTCATATCAAATTTTAATTGTTCTTTTAGCGGCATCTCCCGATCTATGGCCATACTACGCTCTCATCATTGACATGATGCCTTGCGGTTTAGCTCCCATATCATCGCCTAAGTCTCTACGGTCTCCGCCCATTATCATAATAAACTCTAGTATACTACCTTCGAAACCTTGCAGTACTGCTCGGTCGTAGGCTTCTTGTACGTCTGACGGATTAGCGCCCGGCATTGCCACGTCAATAAGTTTCATAACTTCGTCAGGGTTAGTGTTAAATGTTCCTTCAGGATCGTCTAAAAGTCGGTCGTCAGGATTAGTGTCAGGGTCAGCCGACGCTACCATCATACCTTCTTGGTAACCCATGCGGCCGCCGTTCGCTGCCATCTGTGGTGTGTTAATACTACCGACACCTTGTTCACTAACGCCTTGGATTTTTTGTTGTAGCATTTGTAGTTCGTCCGGACTTAGTGACGACTTAATAATATTAATACCTTTTTCACCCATGGACTGTAGGATTTGAATTGCCATGTTAATTTTTTTATTAGGATCTCTTTCATTGGCTAATGCTGCTGCGATACCAGCTTCGCTGTTAGCTGATCGACTAGCCATTTGTGGATTAGGGTTTTGCATCATTGCCATTTCTGTCGGATCTGTCGGACCGCCTTCTTGGTAGTTCATTCTGCCACCCATGTTGTAACCAACAGGACCACCCATGTTGTAACCTATTGAACCACCATAAGCCTTAGCTGCGGGAGGTGTAAAACCCATTTGAAATAATTCTGCATCAATAGCAGAAACATCTTCTCCTGCGCGTATTAAATCTTCTCGTATGTCTAAAAGTTGACTTACTCTGTTATTGCTCATGCCCATAATGAAATCCTCTTAATGTTAATTTTTAGCATATATTATATTTTAATACTAGTGTTTATCTGCGTTGTTAGCAATTCCATTTGCGCAACGATTTATTAATTCTAGAATCTGGATCGCGAGCAGTTTTGGCACTGGTTC